CCATATAAGACCCTAATCGTGATAAAGTTAGCATATATTAACCGATTACTGTTAAAAAACAATGGCATACGCAAGAAGAACTGACGCAAATCAAGCAGAAATCGTTAAAATTCTACGAGAAGCTGGTGCTGATGTGTACGACTTATCAAAAGTTGGCAAAGGAATACCCGATTTACTGGTAACTTTTAATGGTGAAACTATCTTGATGGAAGTTAAGCGTGACGCTAAAGCTAAATTCACCGCAGACCAATTAAAGTTTATTGCTAACTGGAAGGGTGGGCCACTTAGTCGGGTGGATAGCCCTGAATCTGCATTAAGAGTGATTGGATTAATCCCAAAATACGACTATAATCAATAAAAACAAGGAGTTTGTATGGAAAATTGTGCTTTATTCGTAGCAACATTACTACATTCTGCGACTAATACGCATTTCTTCCATTTCACAACGGATTCCTACTCACGCCATAAAGCGTTGCAAAAATACTATGAAGGTATTGTAGATTTAACTGACAGCTTTGCTGAATCTTATGCTGGCAAATATGGCAAATTCACCGCATTTCCAAGCGTTTACCACCAACCCAAAGACCCCGTTAAATACCTAGAATCTCTACAAAACTTTGTGGCAGATGCCCGCCAAGATTTACCGCAAGATAGCGAACTGCAAAACCTGATTGATGAAATTGCAGACCTGATTAACACCACAACTTATAAACTTAAGTTCTTGAAATAAAAGGATAAATCATGCCATTAATGAAATCAGGTAGCAAAGAAGCGGTAGGTAAAAATATCAAGACCGAAATGAAAGCTGGCAAACCAAAGAAACAAGCCGTAGCTATTGCTCTTGCAACTGAGCGTAAGTACGCCAAAGGCAACCGCAAGAATAAGCTAGAAGAAGCCTACGGCAAATACATTGAAGAAAAAGCATGAGTAGGCAAGACCAAATTCGTGCTGCAATGGATAAGCACGATAAGCCAATACCTAAGACTACTAAAGGCAAAGGTCGTAATTACTTATCGGTTGAAGAAGGTGCAGGTATGACGGCAAAAGGCAGAGCTGCCTATAACCGCAAGAACAACGCAAATTTACAAGCCCCCCAAGCTAGTGGGCCACGCCATGATAGTTTCTGTGCAAGGTCAAAAGGCTGGACTGGGGAACGAGGAAAAGCAGCAAGAGCGAGATGGAGTTGCTAATGAAAGACGGACTATATGCCAATATTCACCGCAAGAGGGCTAGGATTAAGGCGGGTTCAGGCGAAAAGATGAATAAGGTTGGTAGCAAAGATGCTCCTAGCAAACAAGACTTTATTGAGTCGGCTAAGACTGCAAAACCGCCCAAAAACACTAGAAAACAAATGCTTACCGATAAGATGAAGGATATGTAATGGAACATATGAGCCGCAAATACAAGAAAGAAGATGCCTTGTTACGCCCTAAACATCAATCTACGCTAGAAAAGCAACAAGAAGAACGCATTGCCCGTAGAAAGATGCTATCTAACAAACTTAAAGACTTGGATAAAGAAGTTAAGTAATTGAAGTTTACGGTAGCAGTACCACCTTATTCCAATAAAAGCGGTGGTCTTTGGTACTGTCATTACTTGTGCCACGCATTAAATGAAATAGGTCACACAGCTACAATCTCATTCTATGAGCCACCCTACAGGCTTAATTTTGATTGGAATACCCCATTAGGACATGACCCTGAAGCAATAGTCATATACCCCGAAGGCTGTAGAGATAACCCATTAAACGCTAAAAAGGTGGTTAGATACCTATTAGCCCCCGAGGATTTCTTTCAAGGCCCAGCAATTCAATGGCAGCCCACAGACTTTAAGCTGGCGTTTTCCAAAACTTATGCTAAAGACTGCGATGTACTGTTCTACCCAATTACTGATTTAAACATGTTTAAACCTAGTGATGCACCAAAGAAGTTCAATACTTTTTATGTAGGTAAAGGTCATCTAAGACAACAATGCCAGCCGCTTAAGGATTGCGTTGAAATTATGAGGGATTGGCCTGAACAAAAGGAAGATTTAGCCAAAATCCTGCAATTAACCCGTATATTCTTTAGTTACGATGAAATGAGTGCCACAAACACAGATGCCGCATTATGCGGTGCAATGCCTTATTTTCTAACAAAACACCTACCTTGGATAAAAGATAACGAATTAGGTAAGCATTGGATATACAGCCTAGACCCCGAAGAAGTAGCAGAAGCCAAAGAAAACATCAGGACACTAAGACCTAGAATCATAGAGATGCGTAAAGACTACCCTAGCAATTTAGCTGATATGTGTAATAAAATAGAAGCACACTTTACAAATATCGGATAGAATTACCTTAACTTAATCAATCACTTGGATAAGTATGGAAAATAAACAATTAAGAAATATTAAGGGTGCTGGCAGACCTGCTGGTAGCCCTAATAAATCAACCGCATTGGCTAGAGAAGCCATAGCAAGGTTTGTTGATGGTAATAGCTATAAGCTCCAAGAGTGGCTAGAAGCTATTGCTGATGACCCTAAATACGGCCCTAAACACGCATTTGACTGCTTTATGCAAGTGGCTGAATACCATGTACCTAAACTAGCCCGTACTGAGCATACTGGTAGCGAAGAAAAACCCATTCGATATGTGGTTTCATGGAAGAAGTAGTCGTTGACATTGAGCTTTATAAGCCAAGAGATGTATTCCTAGACTTCCACGATAGAACCCAACGATGGGCTGTCATCATTGCCCACAGGCGTGCAGGCAAGACAGTAAGTTGCATTAATGATGCCTTGTGGAGAGCAATAACTGAAGGCAAGGAGAACGCTAGATATGCCTATATTGCCCCGTACTACGCACAGGCTAAGTCTATTGCTTTTGATTACCTTATGCAGTTTAGCGAGCCTGCAAGGGTTAAACACAATATCTCCGAATTGTGGGTTGAACTGTTTAACGGGGCTAGAATTCGTTTGTTTGGTGCAGACAATCCTGACGCACTTAGGGGTATGTACCTTGATGGGGTGGTTTTAGACGAATACGCTGACATGAAGCCAAAGATATGGGGCGAGGTAATCCGACCCCTATTGGCTGATAGACGAGGCTGGGCTACCTTTATTGGCACACCCAAGGGTCACAATACCTTTTATGACATCTACCAGTACGCCACGCTTAATCCTGACGAATGGTACTGCAAAGTTTTACGGGCAAGTCAAACTAAATTAATCTTACAAGCCGAACTAGACGATGCCTTAAAGTCTATGTCTATTGACCAGTATCAGCAAGAATTCGAGTGTTCATTTGAGGCTTCCATAATCGGGGCTATATATGGCGTTGAGATGCGACTACTGACTGACGCTGACAGAATCACTAAGGTTGAGTGCGATAACCTATTTCCTGTTCATACAGCTTGGGACTTAGGCTATAACGATGCTACAGCTATATGGTGGTATCAAGTCGTACATGGAGAGATTAGAGTATTGGATTACCACGAAGCACATGGGCAACCGATTATTTATTACGCTAACCAAATTAAAGAACGACCATACGAATATGGCACACATTGGCTACCGCATGACGCTAGAGCTAAAACTTTGGCAAGTGGTGGAAAGAGCATAATTGAGCAAATTTTTGACAAATTACCTAAAGAATCGTTTAAAATTGTTCCAAATCTGTCATTACAAGACGGCATACAAGCATCAAGGATGGCATTAGCTAGGACTTGGTTTGATGCCATGAAGTGTTCAGAGGGCATTGAATGTTTGCGTCAGTACCAAAGGGAATACGATGAAGATAAGAAAGTATTTCGAGATAAGCCTCGCCATGATTGGACAAGTCATGGTTCAGACGCTTTCAGAATGTTGGCTGTGGCTTGGCAAGATGAAGCAGACACTATTAAACAAAATCAACCGATGCGTGGCATTAGTGTTGGACAGAATGAAGCAACGCTAGAAGAAATGTGGAAATCCACCCCCAAAACCCAAGATAGGAGAATCTAAAATGCCTGAAGTCGCAGCCAGTTATGGCTTTAAATATGAACATGTAGCCGCATCACAAACCGCCCAAGTAT